TTAGTTTAACAAGTAATCTATTTTATTAATGATTTCTGCTTTAGATTTTGGTAAAGCATCAAGATACATTTCTGTTATTTTTACAGAAGAATGTCCTAATAATTCTTTAATTTGAATTAAGTTGGCTCCATTTAATAAAAGCATAGTAGCAAAAGTATGTCGCAGGTCATGAAATCTTTTATTTCCCATATTAGTATCCTTTAATTTATTATGCCAAATTTTTTCAGTCCATTTTATATCAAAATGAGAACCTTGTTCGTTGTAAAAAACATAGTCTGCTTTTTTTGGCAAAGACGTTAACAAATTAAATATTTTATTTGACATAGGTATAACTCTTATAGAATTATTACTTTTTGGTGTTTGAAGTATTGTAGAGTAATTTTTTTTACCGTCTTCAGAAATATTAGCAACATAGCTTAAATTATGTAATACATGAATCTCTTTGCTTTCAAGATCTACATCTGACCATTGCAATCCTAAAATTTCTCCTTTTCTCATTCCTGTACCTAGGGCAAATAATATAATATTATAATATCTAGTGTTTTTAAATATTTTTAAAAGTTCTTCTATTTCATCTTCATTAAAATATTGAAATTTTGTTTTTCTTTCATTTATAATTGTTTCAGTACTCTTATTGTTTTTAGGCAAAGAAACATTTAAACAAGGATTTTTTAATATATAACCTTCTCTTTCAGCATAATCGAAAAATTGTCTTAATAGTTTATGCGATTTTTTTATGCTACTTGTAGAAACATTATCTGATAATAATTTATTATAATATTCTTGTATTTTTAAACTTTTTAAATCTTTTATAGGCAAGTCAGCAATCAGATAGGGTTTTATATAATTTCTATATATACTTTCATAACTTTCAAAAGAAGTAGGCTTTATTTCATTCTTTTTAACAGAAAATAGCCATTTAGGTAATAATAGATTAATAGTATATAATTGATCATCGTTCATAAGACCTAACTTTAAATTATTCATATATTCATCAGCTTTTTGATTAGCTTCTTTTATTCCTGTACCATAAAATTGTTTTCTTATAGGTGTACCATCTACTCTGTGTCCTATGGTTCTAGATACTCTAAAATACTCTTTTCCATTTGATTCAAAATTAGTTTTCTTAGCCATAATATTCTCCTTATAAAACAAGATAAGTATTTCTACTTATCTTTAGTTTTTCATTTCAAATTTTCCTATATATTTACCTATTATTTTAATAGGTGTGTTTTTATCATATATTTGTACTTGAAAGCTATTATCTGTTGACATAGGTTCTAATACAACTAAATCTCCTTGCTTGCTAAATTTCTTTAATGTAGCATCAAAACCATTTACTAATACAACTGCTATTTCTCCATTTTCTACCCAGTCAGTTTTGCGAATAAGAGCATAAGCACCATTACGAATTACTTTATTCATGCTTTCACCATTAACACGAAGGAAATAACATTCCTCGGGATCTATTATATTCATTAAGTTTGGGTCAATAGGTAATCTGCCCTCAATACATTCTTCTGCCCAATTAGGTTGTCCTGCACTTATTTGACCATAGACAGGACACATATAGTATTTGGGTTCATTATATTTAGGAGCTTCTTCATTCATTTTAAACTCCTGTTCATCATCTATAATCTTTAAAAGTTCGTCAATAGAAAGGTTCATTGCGTTGGCTATATATTTCACACTTTCTAATGTAGGAGCAATAGGTTTTCCAGTTCTATAATCTTTATTTTTTTCTAGCATAGAAATATAAGTATAGCTTAATCCACATTTGTTGGCAAAAGCTCTTAAAGATAAATCATTTTCTGTTCTATATTTATAAATAATATCACCTAATAACATTTTTTATCCTCCAAATATTGATATGTCTATATTGTACAACATATTAAACAGAAAGTCAAAAAAATTTTCATAAAAAATGTTAAATATACTTGACAAAGAAAAACAATAGATATATAATGCGTTTAACAAGTTAAACAAAGCGAGGTGAAAAAATGAAAAATAAATTGAAAGAAACAAGAGAAGAACAAGGCATGTCACAAGAAGAATTAGCAGAAAAATCAAAAGTATCTAGAACGACAATTTCAGAATTAGAAACAGAAAAAAAAGAAGTTACAACAAATATTACCTTAGAAAAGATTGCAAGTGCATTAGGATTAAAAGTTTCAGATATTTTTTTTATCAGCTAAGTTCAACAAGTTAAACAAAAGAGGCGTTGACAAAATAAAAACTACGTTTTTATGAAAATAAAACATTATATGTATGATTATGCAAAAGGAGGCTGTGTAATGGAACAAGAGTGGATAAGTTTAAATGAATTTATGAGAAGAAATCATGTAGGATATGAAACAGCATTAAAACTTATAAATTCAGGTAAAGTAGAATATCAAAAATTAAATGGGCAATACAAAATCAAGATTAGTAAAAACGAGAATACAAATGAAACAATAGAAAGATTAATCAGAGAAAATGAAGAATTAAAAACATTCATAAGAACACTACAAAATATTTCAAATCAAATAAAAGTGTAAAGGGGTGAAACAAATGAGTAAAAGAGAAAAACAATTTTATTGCAGGGTAGGACAAGCAGTATGTAACGTAACAGGAGCATTATTATTTTTTGCAGTACCAATTACAGCTTGTGGGATAGCACAATGTATATGCAATATTATTTTATAGGAGGCAAAAATGAAAAAACAAGGGTGTTTAGAAGAATTAAAAAAAAAACAAGAAAAAGAAGATATGTTTTTTAAAGATCAAGTAGAGAACAATACTTTAGATCCTGATTTTAGAATAAAAAGTATTGATATGCTGATCGATGAAATACTTACTAAATTAACTGGAACTGATTCAAATGGAAATAGGTATTCAAGCGAAGTTCTATCTGAAATATTACATTCAAACATTGAAGACTTAGAAAAACTATATTTTATTAGAGATTTAGAATGTTCTTACAAGTGCAACAATAGAAACAATTAAAGAAATAAAAGCAATAATTAAAGCTAATGTTTCAACAATATGTTCAGAAAGCCATTCATAAACTCTTACACGAGGATATGTTTTACCTTTATTAGTAGATTGATAACAACTATCTCTAATTATTCTTAAGTATTCATTAGAATGTAAATTGCGAAGAATTTCTAATATGTCTTTAGGAAGTAGTTTAGGAAACATTTTATAAACAGTACTAGCAGAATACATTTCATTAGGATGAGAATTAAAGAATTTTAAAATTTTATAACTATTTTTATCCAAGATAATAACCTCACTTTCGAGGTAATTATATACAAATTAAATAAATAAGTAAAGAAAGGAGTGAAAGGTATGGAATACATAATAATAGTTTTATTTGGGATCTTTGTTGGGATAGCAGCAGCAGGATATATGTTTGTAGACGAAGTAGACAAAAAAGAAAGAAAAATAGCCAATCAAAAAGCTATGATAATCAACAGAGACAAATTCATAAATGATCAATGCAAAAAAATACAAATAGCAAAAGCAATAATAAAATCAGATGATTTATACATTAACAAGATAGACAAAATAAAAGAACTATTTTCTGAGACCAATCAAGACAAATAGTTCTAAAATTCAATAAATATATGAACTCTTGTAATGATTATACAAGAAAGAAAGGAAAATGTCAAATGTTAGACATAACAGAAGAATACAACAACGAATGTTATAACAATTTTTATAAAAAATCAACGGACTGGGATGTTTATTATGAGCATTTAGCAGAGGAAGAAGATAGAGAATGGGAGGATATAGAAAATGATTAAAAAACCAGCAGAAATGATGAATGAAACAAGTAAATTTAGGGTACTAATAGCAGGTTACCCAGGAATAGGAAAAACAACATTAGGACTATCAGCACCAAAGCCATTATTAATAGATGTTGACTTTGGAATAAATAGAACAATGGCAAGTGTAAGAAAAGATTACATACAACCAGAAAGTTATGAAGAATTATTAAATGATTTAAAAGGAGATTTAAGTGATTACGAGACGATAGTTATAGATACTGGAGGAAAACTACTTGAATTAATGAAAGCATATGTAATTAAAAATGATATAAAAAATGCAAAGAAAGATGGAACATTAAGTTTACAAGGTTATGGGGCAGTTGGAAGAGAATTTACAAGATTTATGAATTACATATATTTTGAATTAAGAAAACATTGTGTAATTATATTCCACGCAGTAGAAGAAAAACAAGAAGAAGAAACAAAACTAAGAATTTTAGTAGAAGGAAGTACAAAGAATACAGTATGGCAAAATGTTGAATTAGGTGGATTTATCGAAATGAGAGGAGACAAAAAGGTAATAGGATTTAATAACTGTGAAAGATATTTTGCTAAATCAAGTTTTGGAATAAAAGGAAATTACACAATCCCAGAATTAAACGGAACACAACAAAACGATTTTTTAACAAAATTATTTGAACAAGCTAATAAAAATATACAAGAAGAAAGCAAAATATTTGAAGAAGAAAGAAAACAATATCAAGAACTTATCAACAAATACATTCCAATTGTGGAAAGTATGACCGTAGAAAATGCAAACGAAGTAATGGATTTAATAAAGAATATAGATAATCATATTTTAACAAGTGAAAAAGAAATAAAAGATCATTTTGCAAAGAAAATTAAAGAATTAAATTTAGTTTGGAATAAGGACAAGCAACAATACGAAATAGCACAGGAGGGATAGATATGGCTAAATATTATATTACTCCTACATTGCTTAATAGCTGGCAATATAACATTAATAATGGAACATTAGAAGATTTTATAAAAGTGTTAAATAAAGAACAGTTTGAGATAACTGAAAATATACAAAAAGGTTTTGAATACGAAGCCTATATGCAAGAAAACTACGAAGAAACATTAGGAGGAGCATATCAAGTAAAAGTAAGTAAAGAATATGGAGATTACTTGTTATATGGAATCATAGATTGTTTAAAAGGTGGAATTATATACGATTATAAATATACTGCAAATTATGAAGTAGGCAAATTTTTTAACAATCATCAAACACTTATGTATTTAGAGATGGTTCCAGAAGCGAAAAAGATGATTTATTTAATAACAAATAAATTTAATAAAATAGAATATCCAGATATTGAATTTAAGAGCAGTGAAAAAGTTGTATATGAAGTAGGAGAAATATTTAAAGAAGAATATACAAAGGACTTATTTCCAGAAACAATAGAAAGCGTATTACATAAATTTATTGAATGGCTAAAAGCATATAACTTATATGATCTATATGCAGAAAAATGGAAATGTAAGTATTAGGAGGCTAGTATGGATTTATTTCAGGAAATAACTAGATTGACAAATGAGTTAGATACTGCAGTAAGAGAATTAAGAAAGAGCGGAACTAATTTAGCAGATGCAGAAAGAAAATATAAAATATGTTTAAGACAAGAAGCATTAAAATTAAGAGCAGAAAAAAATATGCCAGTAACATTAATAAATCAAATTATATACGGAGTACAAGAAGTTGCTAATTTGAGATTTGATAGAGATGTAAAAGAAGCAGTATACCAAGCTAATTTAGAAGCAATTAATAGTACAAAATTAAAATTAAGAATATTGGAAAATCAATTAAGTAGAGAGTGGGGTCAAGCTAAATGATAGTAACAGATTTAAGTAATTCATTTAACCCAATACCAAAAAATAAATCAGAAAAGAAAAAAGAAGTAACAGAAATAAAAAAGAAAAGCAAGAAATTAGCCAAATTAGAGAGACAAAGAGACAAAGACATAGTTAAAGAAGGAATATGTGAAGTTTGTGGTAAATACTCAAAACGATTAGATCCTCATGAGGTATATGGTGGAAGCAACAGAAAAAGAAGCATAAAAAGTAAATTTGTAAAACTAATATGTCCTAGATGTCATTCTAATGAAGCAATAATAAATCAATTAAGAATAGATACACAAAAAGAATATATGAAGACTCACACAAAAGAAGAATTTATAAATTTAATAGGAAAAAGTTATATCAACAAGGGCTAAGACAACACAAGTTTTAGCCCTTTATTTTACGAAAGGAAAGCACATTATGACATACATAGATTTGATTAATGCCTTTGAGAAATGGCTCGAAACTAATTATTTGCAAAGTTCAGCACAACTTTTATGGTACAAACTAATTGCACTATTTAACAAAGCTGGGTGGAGCGAATGGGTTACAGTAGATAACCATCGATTAATGAGCATGATGCAAATGAATAGTGAAAAGACATTAATAAGGTGTAGAGATAAATTAATAGAAAGCAAACTTTTTGAATATGAAAAGGGAACAAAATCAAAGCCAAACAAATACAAAATATCAACTGTATTATTTACAGTAAATAATAAATCTACTGTAAATTTTACAGCAAAAACGACAGTAGATATGACAGTAGATATGGGAGTAGATGTGTCCAACATAAATAGACTAGATAAAGACAATTATATTATTTTATTTAATAAATATAAAAGGCAAGTCTGTGGAAAGAAATTTGGCGATAAAGTAAAAATAATAAATCAATGTAAAGAAGAAGATCAATATAGTCAATTAACAGAAGATACACAATTAAAACTAACTGCAGATTTAATGGCTATTAAGTAAGGAGAGTAAGAAATGAAGATAGTAAATATCAAAGACTTAAATAGAAAGATTCTATATTTAGATCAAGGGGAGTACTTGATAAATGGAGTTAGATATTCTTTTTCAGACTACTACAACAACAAAATAGAAATAGAGGATTTGAAAGAATTAAAAAGGATAAATATAACCACAATTACAACGGGATATTATGACGAGTTAAACCAAAAAGAAATAACAGTAAAAGAGTATGAAAGTGCAAAGGAAAAACTGTTAAGAAAAAGTTATAAAGATGAATATGGAAATACCTGTTTTGATGATTTGGAAGATGAATATAGTTATAAAAAATTTATAAGAAATAACAAAGAAATATGCAAAACAATAGAAATTCTCAGCGACAATATCGAATTAGCAGAAGAAACAGTCTTATACAAAACTGACAATAAATACATAGAAAGTTGTTATTTTAATGAAAAAGATAAAGAACCATTATTATATAGATATGATAGAGAGAAAGCTTATTTGGATATAGTGGAAAATAAGTTTAAACAGTTAGGTTTCGAATTTGCAGGTGACTGTAATTACAATGAAACAAAAGATAAAAAAATATGGGGAAATTCAGAACACTCTTGTATACGATATGTAACAGCATTTGGGACCTTTGTATTTAACGATGCATTTAATAAATATAGTTCTATTAGAGGAACTCTAGAAGATATGTTGAAGCGATATGAAGAAGACAAGAAAACAATCGAAGGAATAATAATGAGAAAATACAATGAAAATTTTGCAACGCTAAATAAAGAAAAACTTAATAAATTACCTGAACTAGTTAACGAACTACAATATAGACTAAATAGGATTAATCCTAAAAAAGATAGTTTTTGTGATTATAGAATTTGCAGAGATAAGATTACGAAAATTCAAGAATTAATAAGTGATAGTTTTAATTAAGGAGAGTGATAACAAATGAATACAACAACATATAGAACTCGTCAAATGAGTTTTGAAGATATACAAGATAAAAAGAAAAAAAGATACATACAAATCTTAGATAGATTAATAACAGGACCACAAACAGCAAAAGAGATAGCAGTAGAGTTATTTGATTTAGGATTTATACCAAGTACAGAAAGAAACTATACTGCACCAAGACTAACAGAACTAGAGAAAATGGGGTTAGTAAGGGTAATAGATAAAAAGAAATGTGATTATACAGGAAAGAATGTTGCAGTATATGAGATAACAACAAAAGGAATAGAGCAAAGATATGCAAACCATATTCCAAGAATAAATTAGGAGGTAGTTATGATAATAGTAAGTCAAGATAAAAAGAGAATAATTAACTTTAAAAACATAACTGATATAAATATTGAATTTATACATAGTGATTATGAATTAAGAGCGTCATTTATAGGCGAATGTGAAAGTTTTAATATTGGTAATTATGAGGAAGAAGAAAGAGCAAAAGAAGTATTAGCAGAAATAATAAAATCTTATAGAGATTATAGGACAGCAGAATGCGATGGATATACTAATGTATTACAAGAAACAGCAGTTTTTGAAATGCCAGAGGACTAGCTTATGAAATGTGAAGAAGCAATAAAAAATAATTTATGTCTAGGTTGTGGCTTAGCAGAACAAAACATAAATGCAGATAACTGCAAATATAGAGAACAGTCAGGACTAGACTTGTGTAAGAAGATATTACAAGGTAGTCAGATTAAATTAAAAATATAGGAGGTACAAATGAAAATATTAGCAATAGACCCACGGAAATATAGAAAGTGCATACTGTATAATTGATACTGAAACATACAGACCACTTGAATTTGGGAAAGTAAAAAACAAGGATCTGTTAATAAAGCTATTTTACCACTCAATTAATGGGGATATATCAAGAACGATAATAGAAATGATAGCAAGTTATGGAATGCCAGTAGGCAAGGAAGTGTTTGATACTTGTGTATGGATTGGTAGATTTATAGAAAATTCAACTGAATTTAATTATATTTATAGGAAAGATGAAAAAATGAATTTATGCCACTCCATGAAAGCAAAAGATAGTAATATAAGACAAGCCTTAATAGACAGGTTTGGAGTAGTTGGAACAAAGAAAAAGCCACGGGTGGTTTTATGGATTTAAGGCAGATGTATGGCAAGCTTATGCAGTAGGTGTTACATATTTAGATATGGAAAAGGAGGCAACAAATGAAGAATGAAAATAAATTTTTAAAGATACTAGTGGCAGTATTAATAGCTATAAACTTATTTATTTGTTTAAAGAGTTTAAAATTAGCAATAGATTATGAAGCATTAAAGATAAAGAATGAAGATTTAGAAAAAGTAACAGAAGCACAAAGCAGTATGATAAGTGATTTAGAAGAAAACTGTAGAGAGTTGTGCATAGAAATAGAGAATAGAGCAACGGCCTTTTAAGCTGTTGAGGAAGGAGAAAACAATGGCAATAAAAAATTACACAACAACAATAAACGCAAACAAGACAATCGGAGAAATACAAGAGCTATTAAGTAAACATGGAGCAAATGCTATTATGACAGAATACAATAATGGCGAAGTAATAGGATTAAGTTTTAAAATAATGACACCTCGAGGAGAAATGGGAGTAAGATTACCTGCTAATACAGATAGGGTATTACAAGTGTTAAGAAATCAAAGAAAAAAGAATAATCAAGTAAAAGACACTATGGAGCAAGCAACAAAAACAGCATGGAGAATAATAAAAGACTGGATAGATGCACAAATGGCGATATTAGAAACAGAAATGGTTGAAATGGAAGAGATATTTTTACCATACATGATAAATAATGATGGACAAACATTATATCAAGCATTTAAAAATAATCAATTAATGTTAGGAGAGTAGCTATGGGAAATATGATAGAAGTAGGAGAGTATATAAGAAATAACAAAATAATAGCTAAAGTAATAGGTACAGATGACGATAACAACATTTTATTAGATATACAGCAAATTTTAACAAAGCCTGAAAAAAAAACAATAAAACACAGCAAACAACTAATAGACATAATAGAGCCTGGAGATATTTTAGAAATTGAAGAGGAAGGCTATGAAGAAAAATACGAATGTCTAAAAAGCGATAAAGGGCTAAGTATATATGTTCCAATAAGTGATTACTATAAAAGAATTGAAGATTTAAAAATAAAAAGAGTATTGACTAAAGAACAGTTTAGACAAAACTCGTATGAAGTAGGAGGAGAATAGATATGTTAAAAATAAGAGATGATGTAGATTTAAAAGAACTTGAAACAATATGGAAATTTAAATATTTTGATAATTCGGGGCAATATAAATTTACTGAAAGAAATATTGATGGTGCAACTTATATTTATATAAATGCATGGAATAGGAAGATTGTGTATAGACAAGAAAGAGAAAACGATAATATGTGCTTAGAAAAATTATACGATTTAATCAAAGCCAATTTAGTAGTAAAGGAGTAAATAAGATATGAAATTTATAATATTAAAATCTCATTATATGTCAAAAGATAGAATTGTATTAAAAGAAAAATGTTATCTATATAATGCAAGTGCAACTTTAGGTTATTTATTAACAATGGGAACATTTAATGAAAATGATGATGTTTTAGTTTTAAGTGAAGATACTGATAGCATACAAATAAGACCAAAGGCAATATATAAAAACAATAAAGGATATTATATAAAACAAGATAATAAAAGAATTTTTTTAGACAATATAGAAGAAATAGAAAATATCATAAAAGAATTTAAAGAAATAATTTAGAGAGGAGTGATACAAATGAAAACAGCTGATGAAAAAACAATATTAGACGCTTGCTGTGGTTCAAAGATGTTTTGGTTTGATAAAAATAACAAAAATACTATCTATATGGATAACAGAGAAACAGAAGAAAAATTGTGTGATGGAAGAATATTAAAAATAAAGCCTGATATTGTGGCTGATTTTAGAAATATACCATTTAAAGATAATACATTTTGTTTAGTAGTATTTGACCCACCGCATTTAATAAAAGTTGGAGAAAAGTCATGGTTGGCCAAGAAATATGGAAAATTAGATAATAATTGGAAAGAAGACATTAAAAAAGGGTTTGAAGAATGTATTAGAGTTCTTAAAAAAAATGGGATACTAATTTTTAAGTGGAACGAACAGCAAATAAAATTAAGAGAAATATTAGAAATTATAGATTTTCAACCTCTGTTTGGAAATAAAAGAGATAAAACTCATTGGTTAGTATTCATGAAAAACAATTAGGAGGAGTTTTAAGTGGAAAATAGTATAGAAGATATGGAAATATTAGATTTGTGTAGAGAATATACAATTAAATTGTTAGAGTTTCAAAAGGTAAAAACTAAAGGTGTAAATTTATTTGAACCAAGCAAAGAAAAAAAGTGTGAATTAGCAATGATAGATAAAAGTATAGAATATTTAAGGAGGAATAAATGGAAAATAGTATAGAAGAAGATATAAAAGATTTAAAGAAATATATAAGTTTCTCAAAAAAACATGAAAACTTTAGTCATGATGTAGATTGGAAATGGCATAAAGAAATAGGAGAGAAAATTGAAAGAGTATTAAAGGAAAATGAAGTTTTACTAAAAGAGAATGAAGAGCTAAAAAATGAAGTTATGGAGAAAGACTTAGAAATAATAGGAAAAGTAGAATATACAGAGGCTAGCATGAAAGAAATTATTGAGCAATATTATACAGCAAATGAAGATTGTATTACAAAGCAAAGAATAGAAGACATAATAGACAGAATTGATTATGATATAAAAAAGACTAAAGAGATAATATCAAACGATTCAAACATTTATACACCCAATAGAAGGAATGATTATCAAATAGTAAGATTAAGAGCAATGAATACAAAATCTTTAGATATAAAAAAGAGATTACAAGAATTGCTGGAAAGTGAGGAATAAATGAACGAAAAAGAAAAGAATGCGATTGAAGAATTTAGAAAACAACTAAGATTAGCAATAAATATTGATGATGTTACAACTGCTATAAGAAATGATAACGCTAAAACAATATTAAATCTAATAGAAAAACTACAAAAAGAGAATAAAGAATTTAAAAAGATAAAAGAAATATCAAGTAATATAACAGAAGAAGATATAGATAGAGCCATAAAAGAAGCGGAAAAACAATATATTTCTGTTCAAAAAGTAAAAGACAATTTAGTAAAGTATCAACAAGAATATGAACTATTATTAGAACAACAGAGTGGCAAAGAAAGTAACAGAACGAAATATTTAAGAGGCAGAATACATATGTGTCAAGAACTACTAGAAGGGAGAAAATAAAATGTGTGAATATTGTGAAAAACAAAAAGCATTAAATAGTTGTAATTTCTGTGGAGATGCTAAAATTACAATTCACAAAAATGGTTTTGGAAAAGGTGTAGGAATGCTAGAGGTACAAGGCAATGAAAATGCTTTTAAATTGTTTAAAAGAACATATTGTCCACGTTTTGACATAAAATATTGTCCAATATGTGGAGAAAGATTGAAGGAGGACTAGCTATGACAAAAGAACAAGAAGAAGCAATAGAATATTTAAAAAAGCATATAAAATATTTTGAAGAACAAATCAAATTTATAGAAGCAACAGACTGTGATTATTATGATGAAGAACTTGAATTGTATCAAAATAGAGTGAAACAGTTTAATATAGTTTTATCTATGCTAGAAGAAAAAGACAAAATAATAGATTTAATGTCAGAAACAATTAATAATCATGATATAGACGAAGATATTTGCAAACAAATGGGACAAAAAGAAGATTGCAATGAATTTGAAGATAAAGAAAAATGTAAATATTGCATAAAACAATATTTTGAAAATAAAGCAAAATAAATAGAATTTAGGAGGTACACTAATGAAAATTTACGGAATATACGATACAAAGAATAATGAGCAATGTATGAGAATAGGAACATTGCAAGAAGTAGTAAGATTTTTAGATTTGACAGCAAGAGAGAGTGGACGAGCAATAAAGAGTAATAACTTAATAAGAGATCAATATAAATTATGTTATTTATTTAGTGAATAGGAGGTACAGAAGATGCAATATATTAAGGAAGATGTTGAAAGAATGTTGATAGAACATAAGGAAAATGAGGGTAAACTGCTTGAAATAGAACTTAAAATAGACGAATATGAAAATAGACTTAATTATGCAGGAACAGTACATCAAGATACAGCAAAAGAAGTGATAGAAAGTATGCAACTTGCAGGACAAGCATATGATAACGTGCATAGTAATACAAACAAAGTATCTGATAAAACGTCTAGTACTGCAATAAACTACAGAAAAGAATTAAATCATATTAATAGAGAAGATAGGGACTTTTTAGAAGGAGAACTAGAAAGATTAAAAGAAGAAAAGGAAAACACAAATAAAAAGGTGGTACGTGTAATAAACTGGCTAGACAAAATAACTAGCGAACAAAAAAAGGTTATAATGTTATTCTATATAAACAACAAAGGAAAAAATTGGGACAAAGTTGTAAAAGAATATAGTTTAGAATACAACAAAGACATCTCTGAGAGAGGATTAAGAAAAATAAGAGACAAAGCTTTAGAGAGTATATTAAAAATGGTAAATATTTAAAAAGTTCCGTCAAAGTTCCTAAAATAAGTATTGAAAAGTTCCTTTTGAAACTGTTATCATTATACTAGCAACAAAAATAAATTAACGTTGCTGGTCATCCGAATATAGGCACACTTGCATAGCAGGTCATAGTCCGAGTGCCATATAAATTTAAATACATGTAAAAGAGTTTATCTGAGATAGGCTCTTTTATTATTTTATGAAAGGAAGAATAGAAAATGAAAATAATGATAAGTCAGCCAATGAAAGGCAAGACAAATGAACAAATTAGAGATGAAAGAGCAGAATTAGTAACTAGATTACAAGAAGAAGGAATTGAAGTAGTAGATACAGTCTTTGAAAATGCACCAACAGATGAAGATGTAGCAATATATATGCTATCTCAATCAATTAGATACATAGGAAAAGTAGACGCTGTATATTTTATGAAAGGCTGGGAAAAGGCAAGAGGTTGTAAAATAGAACACGAAGTTGCAGTAGAATACGGAAAACAAGTATTTTATGAAAATTAATTAGTTATTACCAAATACTAGGTAAGTGATAATATAAATTGGTTGTAATACGTAACATCACTCCTTAAAAATAAATTGTAATAGAACTTTCCTAGTGAGTTCTATTTGACATTTGTAAATAGTACGAAGTATGTAAACATATATAGCAGAATGGCAAATAGTAGCCGTTTAGTTCTAGAGTGTAATTATATATAACTTACATATTTCGTAGTGTTTATAAAAGAGGATAAAAAATTATGATACCATGTTTAAAAAACAATAAAGTATGTTCAAATACCAACAAGAGATGTAAAGAATGTGTATTTGACGAATGTAAAGAAGTGATAAATATGAATGAAGAGATACAAAAGTATGAGGATCTAGAAAACCTAGAGAAAATAAATAGAGATCTGCCAGAGCAATGTAAAAATTGCTCTTTTTTAGAGATTATCAATTCAAGAGAAGGTAAAGTGTATTGTCCTTATATGATAAAAGATAAATGTATGATTGAAGGTGGAAACAATGGCAAAAGGCAAAAAAACAGATAATGAAACTATATACAAGATAATGATAAGTATGTTTAGTACAAATAATTTCAATGAAACAGCAAGACAATTAAATATACCAGTAAAGACAGTAGAAAAAATATATAAAGAGAATAAAGAGAAAGAGGAATTTACAAAACTATGCATACAAAAAAAAGAAGAATTTACAGAGACCGCAACTAGGATAATAAATAAGGGGACAGCTTTAATGGAACAAAGAATAGATTTAGCAACGGAGCATGAAAATGAATTAGAAGAAATAATAGAAGAAATATGGATGACAGATAAAAAAGAAATGAATGAAACAAAGAAAAAAGCTTTGATAGCTAAAATAGCAGGAATGCAATTATATAGTTTAAAGGAATTGGCAGTAGCAATAGGAACTATGTATGATAAACGAGCATTAGCAAAAGGAGAAAGCACATCAAATACAGATATAAATATAAAAATGGATAAGAAAGTAGAGGAATTATCACAATAATGGAATATAAAGTACCAATTTTATATCCAAAACAAGAAGAATTTTGCAAAAGTAAAGCAAAATATACTTGCTATGGTGGTGCAAGAGGTGGAGGCAAGTCATATGTAGCAAGAATAAAAGCAGTATTGTTAGCATTATATTATCCAGGTATTCAAATATTACTTTTAAGAAGAACACTAAATGAACTTAGAGAAAATCATGTAATGCCACTACAGAAAGAATTAAAATGCAAGCAAAACGATAGAATAGCTCAATATAAAAGTCAAGAAAAAGTATTTGATTTCCCTAATAGTAGTAGAATTGTATTAGGATATTGTGATAATGAAGCAGATGTATTGCAATATCAAGGACAAGCATATGAGGCAATATTCATTGAAGAAGCTACACATTTTACAGAGTTTCAATTCAACTGTTTGAAAGAAAGCAACAGATTGTCTGGCCAATGTAAAAAACAAATTAAACCAAGAATGTATTTGACTTGTAATCCTGGTGGGGTTGGACATGCGTGGGTAAAAAGATTATTTATAGATAGAGATTACACAGAAAATGAAAATCCAGAAGAATATAACTTTATTCCAGCATTGGTTTATGAGAATGAATATATAATGAAGAATGATCCTGACTATGTAAAAGCACTAGAGAGCCTACCAGAAGATAGAAAAAAAGCAATGCTTTATGGCGATTGGGATATATTTGAAGGTCAGTTCTTTACAGAATTTAAAAGAGATATTCATGTTATTGAACCATTTAAGATACCAGAAGATTGGTATGTGTATTTTGTTATGGATTATGGACTTGACATGCTTGCAGGATATTGGATAGCAGTAGACTATAATAATAATGCTTATGTGTTTAGAGAAGTCTATGAAAGCAATTTATTGGTATCAGAAGCAAGAGACAAAATAAAAGCAATGACAAATGAAAATGTATATATTTATTTAGCACCACCTGATTTATGGAATAGACACAAAGAAACAGGAAAGAGTACAGCAGATATATTCGCAGAGGGTGGTATAGAATTGTACAAAACCAATAATGACAGAATACAAGGCTGGCTTCAAATGAAAGAATGGCTAAAAGTATATAAAGATGAACAAGGATATGATACAGCAAGGTTAAAGATATTTAATACTTGCAAAAATTTAATAAGATGTTTACCACAAATACAACATGATTCAAAGAAAGTTGGAGATGTAGCAAACGAACCACACGAATTAACTCATTCTGTGGATGCAATTAGAGGTTTTTGTGTTTATTGGACACAAGAACCTATTTTTATGCCTAAAAAAGAAGAGATACCTTTTGAACTACAAACAGAGGATACAGAAGAAGATATTTGGTATTAGGAGGATAGTATGATTTTAATAGCAGTTATTATTGGATATATATTAGGAGTTGCACCTTTTTTATATTCAAAATTTATGGAAAAACAAGAACAGAATAAACAAGCAAAACAAGAAGATAGCAAAGAAAAAGAAGTAAATGAGATTTTTAATGAATGGCTAAATGGTCCAGAACAAGAACAAACTACTCAAGTAGACCAAGCAGATATATATAACGAATATATGACAGGAATTGTTAAGAAAGGAGAGTAGTAATGCAAAGAGAAGAATTAGCAAAAAAAATATGGAATGATTGGCAAAAAGGATTAGCATATCAAAAGAAATTAAATTTAAAATCAACTTGTGAAACATGTGTAGATTTTTTTGAGGGTAGACAATGGCCACAGGCTACTGAAAGAACTAAAAATATGCCAAGACCAGTAGTAAATATAATTGAGTATATAGTAAATGGTAAGAAAGCTAATATTCTTTCGAGCAAAATATCAGTAGTATATAAACCATTAATCTATAATCAAGAGGAATCTGAGCTTGCAACACAGGGAGCATCATCTTTTACCAATTTTGCTAATCATATCAAGAAGGAAATTAAGCAAGAGGACCTAGATAATCAAGCAATATTAGATGGGCTTATAAAAGGACCATATATATTTCATTATTTTTGGGATAAAGAGATGCACACAGGTATGGCAAAGTATGCAGGAGGATTAAATGGACAAGTTATAGACTGTCTAAGTATAGTATTTGCTAATCCTAAACAAAAAGATGAACAAAAACAAAAATGGATTATTATACAAAGTAGAGAAAATGTGGAAACATTAAAGCATATTGCCAGTAAAAATGGAATAACTAAATCAGAAATAGAATTAATCACAGCAGATAATGATACTGAGAAAAATTATGATGCTGAAGAACAAGACGGAGAGGAATACGCAACAGTACTCACAAGATACTTTAGAAAGAACGGAGAAGTATATTACACAAAGAGTACACAAAGTATGATAATTCAAGAAGAAACACCTTTAACACCAAATGCAGAAAAAGTAAAACTTGAGATAGATGAAGAAACAGAAAAAACAAATGAAGATATAGAACAAGTAGATGCAGATAAACCAGAAGTAGATACAAAGTTTAAAATGTCACTATATCCTATCGTTGTAGGCTCATACAAAGAAAGAGAAAAGAGCATTTACGGTAGAGGAGAAGTTGAAACAATAATACCAACACAAAAATCAGTAAATTTTGACTATGCTATGATGCAAATGGCTGGACAAAATATGGGATTCCCTAAAATGTCAGTGAGACCAAGAGCCTTGCAAGGTAAAAAAATAACAAACACACCAGGAGAGATTATAACAGATTATTCACCAGGATTTGATGGAATCAAATATTTGAATCCACCAGCATTTAGTAGTATGCCTTTAACAGTAGCAGACAAACTTGTAGAGATGACAAGAACTGTAACAGGAGCAACAGAAGTAGCGAATGGAGAAGTATTGGGAAAGAACATGAGTGGAAGTGCAATAGTAGCTTTACAAACTCAAGCAAAGGTTCCAATAGAAGATATGCAAAAAAGATTTTGGAGAGTACACGAAAAGATTGCAAGAATCTGGGAACAATTCTTTAAAGCATATTATAGGTTTGATGTGCCTTATTCAATTGAAAATGATAATGGACAAGAAACTGATATGTTTAACGGAAGTATTTATCAAAATATAGACTTTGAAACAACTGTAGATGTTGGACCAGGAAGTGCATATTCTGAAAGCTTATCTATTAATCTATTAGAAAGTGCATTACAAAGAGGAGATATAACATTTGATAATTATATTGACTTATATCCAGATACTGCAATGCCATTTAAGGCTAAACTAAAGGAAATAAGAAAGAAACAATTATTACCACCTGAGATAAGTCAGAAAATAGCACAAAATCCACAAATATTACAGTATGTGATGCAAATAATTGGACAAGCAGAGACACCAGCTCCGACACAACAGAATATAGAGCAAAATGTTAATTAGATATAATCAATAACTATACATTTATATAGTTATTTTTTTATATAAAATTCGCAGTGAATAGCGTAAAAATCTCATAACAGAAAGGATGCTTATGGAAGAAGAAGTAATTGAAAGCGCAAACAATCTTGAAGTCGCTGAGCAAGAGAATGCAGTTGAAAGTACTGTAACTGAAACAGAAACTACAGAAGCAATTGAACAAGTTGGTGATCAAGTAGAAGAAGTGGAAGAGACAAAGCAAGATGAACAAGAAACAGACAAACAATCTAATGAAGAAAATGCAAAATATGCAAATATTCGTAGAAAAGCTGAAGAAGATGCAAAAAAGCAAATTGAAAAAGCCAGAAAAGAAGCATATGAGCAAGGACTTAATCAAGGTAAAGTACAGTCATATTATGGAAAGCAAAATCCTTATACAGGGCAAACTATTAAGGATGATTATGATGTACAAGAATATCTCGATATGTATGAATTAGATTCAAAAGGCGAAGATCCTATAAGTGGTTATAGGGAACTTCAAAAAGATAAGGCTAGAAAAGAAGCCGAAGAAAAAGTAAAAGCAGAAGAACAGTCAAAACAAGATAAATGGTATCAAGATGATACTAAGGATTTTGTAGATAAATATTCTGCAGAAAAACTACAAGAACTTGGCAAAGATGAGGACTTTAACTTATTTGCAAATGGAAAGATAGGAAAAGTTCCACTTGCACAAATTTATGAAGATTATCAAAAATTAATAAATAAATATGAGAAAAAATCAGTCGAAACAGCTAAGCAAATTGTAGCAAATAATAATGTTACACCAGGTGCAATTGAGGACAGTGAACCTCAAGAAATGGATTGGAACAGTATGTCAAACGAACAGTTTGAAAAATATATTCAAAAAGCCAAAGATGGCGAACTTAAGTAGTTACTTAGATAATAAGTAGCTATTTTTATTGCCAAAAAATAAAAATAAAGGGAGGAAATAAATATGGCTACAAAAACACAAGTTATAACAAATGTAACAAATCAAAATCAATTATCAGCAGAGGACAAGACTTTTTATGAGAAAACACTATTAACAAGACTATTACCACAATTAAATTTCTATAAGGATGCAATGAAAAAGAAATTACCTAAGAACTCAGGAAGAACAATGAATTTCAGAAAATTTAATTCATTAACAGCTCCAACGAGTTCATTAACAGAAGGTAAAACACCAGATGGAAACAACTTAAATGTTACAACAGTAACAGCAACAGTTGCCCAGGAAGGAGATTATATTCTAATTTCTGACCTAATTCAAATGACAGGAATAGACCCAATAATCACAGAGACTTCTGAACTATTAGGTGAAGAAGCAGGAGTTGTAATAGATACGCGTATTCAAAGTGCTATCTCAACAGGAACTAACGTATACTTTGCAGGTGGAGCAACTACAAGAGCAGGATTAGAGTCTGCTACAACTAAGAACTTAACTGCAGAAGACATTAAAAAGATAGTAAGAAAATTAAAAAATGCAAATGCAAAAAGATTTTCTGATGGTTTCTATCATATGCAAGTAGACCCAGATATTGCTTATGATTTAATGAGTGATAGCGCGTGGGTTGATGTTTCTAAATATGCCAAACCAGAACAAATGGTTAAAGGTGAACTTGGAAAAATGCACGGAATGAAGTTTTTTGAGACAACAAACTTATCAGTTGTTGATTCAAGTGCAGAAACAAGTAAAATAGCAGTTCATATTGCTTATGCATATGGAAAAGATGCTTATGCATGTGTTGAACTTGAAAATGGTGCTGGAAAACCAGAAATCATAGTAAAACCAAATGGAAGTGCTGGTTCTGCTGACCCACTAGACCAAAGAGCATCTGCTGGATGGAAAAATTGCTTTACTGCAGCAATAACACAACCTCTTGCATTGGTAAGAGTTGAAACAGGTATAAAAGCCTAGTTGAAGGGGTGTAAAAACCCCTTTTTTACTAAATAAAACTGAACAAGAAACAAAGAAAGGTGTGAATAAAATGGCAAATAAAAAAATTGAACAGGAAGTAAATAAAACTGAACAAGAAACAAAGACAAAAAAAGAAGAAACAATAAAAATATTAATTCCAATTGATAAGCTTAATCCAGAAGATAAAGAAATTATAGTTGGAATAAATGAAAAATATGCAAAAGTAGTAAGAGGAGAAGAAACCGAGGTAACAAGACCAGTTTTTGAACAATTAAGAAATGCAGGGCTAGTATAAACTAGCCTAATATATCACTTTAATGGAAATAAGCTAGTTCGAATCTAGCAAAGGTGAAAGGAGATTGAATATGACTTGGGGAGAAATACAAATAATATCGCTACAGAAAATGTTTGCAAAAGATGAACCTATAAAAGTAGAAGATCTAGAAACATTAAGAGAAGATGATGATTGTAAGTGGTATTTAAATGCAATGCCTGCAGTCGCAAATGAAGCGGTACAAAGAATTAAGCCATATGTAATGAACTTATATCAGTATGACGAAGAAAATAAAAAATATAGTAAAACAAATATTACAAAAATAGACAGTACAACAGAAGATACTTATGAAATAGAACTACCAGAAGATGCTTGTGTACTAATTCCTTTATATATTGCAAGTCAGTTATATAAAGATGATGATATATCACAGGCGACTGCATATAGAAATGAGTTTGAAATAGGACTACAAGATTTATATATCAATGTAGAAAATCAAGAAAGTATAGAAGAGGTATATTAACATGGCAAACTTTAATGTTCCTTCAAGTCCAACAACATATGAAACTAATTTAACAGGTTTTTTAGGAGTAGATTTTTCTTCTTCCATATCAGATATAGATAGGAGGAGAAGTCCAAAAGGGTATAATTTTATAAATAACAATGGAACAATAGAAAAAAGAAATGGATATAAAGTATTGGCTTATTTAGGACAAAAAGCTAATATAAACGGAATATGGAATGTTGATACAGTAGATGGAGAATACTTTATAGTGCATTGTGGAACTAAGTTGTTTGAGATGAAAACTGATTTTAGTAGCTATGAAGAAATTATGACAGGATTATCAAATAATATTTCACAAGGATTAATAATTAATTCTAAGTTACTTATTTTAGATGGTCAAAGAGCAATAGTATATAATTTACTGGAAGATACCAACAGAGTTCATTATTTAGATACAATAGGGTACATTCCAACTACACAAATAGCAAGAAGCCCAAACGGATTAGCAAGCCAAATATATGAAAGTATTAATTTACTACAAGCTAGTAGATTTAATTTATTTACAAGTACAGAAAATGATACAACATATCAATTAGATGATACAAACATAGACGAAGTAGAATTAGTAGAGGTATTAAACAACGATGCAGAATGGGTAAAGAAAACTAAAAATGATGATTATATGGTAGATTTAACAAATGGACAAGTTAAGTTTTTAATTGCGGTAGGAAAGCCACCAGTTGATGGAAGAGATAATGTAAGAATTAAGTTTAAAAAGAACAATAATGAAAATAAATCACAAATAAATAAATGTACAATAATGTGTACATATGGATATGCAGGTAATAACAATAGAGCTTTTCTAACAGGAAATTCGGATTATCCAAATATAGTAAATTATAGTTATATAGATGATATAACATATATACCTGTTGAAAATGTAATTAAGATAGGCTTAGAAGTAGTACCAATAACAGGAATAGCAAAGCTTAATAATGGAAAATTAGCAGTACTAAAAAACGTTTCAGATACTGATAGTACAATCTTTTACATGGGTTATGGAACATATAATGGCAATGAGGCTTTCCCTGTTGAAGGAAGTACTAAAGGAGAAGGAAACATATCTCAACACGCACATGATGTTTTGATAAATGAACCTTTAATATTAAGTCAAAACGGTGTATTTTCTCTAAATACAGCAACATTATCTGACGAAAGATATGTATATCATAAAAGCTACTATATTGATTCAAAGTTAAAACAAGAAACTAATTTAAAGGATGCTATAGGAATTTGTAATGATGGAAAATACTATTTAGCGATTAATGATCATGTGTATGTTGCTGATAGTAGATTTAAAACAACAACAAGTAATTCAAAGTATAGTAACTACCAGTATGAATGGCTTTACTGGACTAATCTACCAGTTAGAATATGGTTTGTATGGAATAATAAATTGTATTTTGGAGACAAGTACGGCAATATTTGTACATTTAGAGATAATGATGATGTTAATCGTTTTAAAGATAATGAAACAATAGTAGAAGCGGAATGGAACTCTATAATACTGGATTTAAATAGTCCTGCCTATAAAAAAAATATAAAAAGAATAGCAATAACAAGTAATCCTACAAATTCTAAATTGATTATTGGTTACAGGCTAAAAGGTGGAAATAAACAAGTAATAAGCAAAGAATATATAAATTCTACATATCCAAAAACAACGGTGTCTAGAAAGAAAGCCAAAAAGCTTTCTTTCTTTTCTATATATATAGAAAATGATGAAGCTACTAATATGAATTTTAATTCAATAAGTATTGTCTACACTAAAGGAAGCTTCTATAAAGGAGATTAATATGTCAGAGCCAAAATATGATGAAGATTTAGTCAATCTAGGCTATCTAAACAGAAAAATAGATGATACAACGAAAAACATAACTATTCCAGATAATATAAGTAAACATTACTCAAGTAAACCACAACCACCATATAATGCAGGAGATACTTGGATAGATGGCGATACTATTTATACTTGTATCTCAAGCAGAAAAGTCGGATTGTACACAGAAAGTGATTGGGTCACAGAAAGTGGAGCAAAGAAGGAAGCTGAAAGTAAAAACAAGACATTTTTAAGCAAACCAGAAAACTATAATGCAGGAGATATGTGGATATTGCAATCCGACACAGACCATCCGGAAGGAAAAAGAGGAGAAATATTAGTTACTACAGTAGGAAGAAAAGGTTACGAAGAAAGTGATTGGAAGAAAAAAGTATCATATAGCACAATAGAATATGTAGACCAAATAAAAGAGAAAATGGATGAAAGTATAAATGATGTAACAGAAAGAACGGTTGAAATTTCAACTAATTTAGGACAAGTTTCATCACAAGTAACAGAAACGACAACAAGACTTAATAATGAATATCTGACAGCCGAACAAATAGAAGCAGAAAACAAGACAATCAAGGATGATATTGAGATTGTAAAGCAACAACAAACTACTGTAACGGAGACAGCACAAGGCTTACAAATACAAATTGATCAAATAAACAACGAAGGGGTTAAGAGTGTAAAAAATACTACAGTAAATATTGATGAGAAAGGTGTTAGTGTAGGCAAATCAGATAGCGAATTTAGCACAACGATGAACAATACTGGTACATATATGTATGCATATGGGAGACAAATTGCTAAATACGATAAAGACGGAGTAGAAACAGAAAACTTTAAAGCTACAGGAGAAGTAGAACTAGGTTTTTTGAGAATTATAAAAGGTTCAAATAGTAGTGAACGAAGAACACATATTCACTTTATAGGATAGGGGGAAAAAAATGGCTACAGCAAGTAATACCTGTAATGGTAGTTATGGTAGTGACTGTAAAATATATTTAGATTATATAATTAACAATTCAGGAGCAGATAGAATTGCAAGAAACAAATCTAATATTACTTTAACATTGTATGCACAGGCTACAAGTAGTAGTGTAGGAGCGTACAACTTTAATCATAATAGTAAAGCTTATATATATATAAATAATACAGCTAAAAAGAGTGCAACAAACTTAGATATGGACTTCAGAAACAAGAAAAAAGTAAATATGATTTCTTGGACTGGTGATGTAGATCATAATGCAGATGGAACTTTAGCTATTACAATTAAAGGTAATTTTGATACCAATGGTCCTTCATCTATTACAACTGGTACCGTAAGCTATAAATGGACATTGCCAACAATTCCAAGAACATCAAGTGTAACTTGTGCAGATGGAAATATAGGAAGTGCAACTACTATAAATATCAATAGAGCTAGTTCAAGTTTTACACATACACTTACGTATAGTTTTCAAGGCTTAACTGGAACTATAGCAACTAAAACAAGTGAAGTAAGTATAGGATGGACAATTCCAACATCCTTTTATAGTAAAATTCCAAACTCTAAGTCTGGGCAAGGAACAATAACTTGTCAAACATATAGTGGAGAAACATTAATTGGAACTAAAACTTGTACGTTTAATGCATTCGTTATAAATAGTAATCCTTCAATAACAGCGACTGTAGTTGATACTTATTCAGGTTCAATTGCTGCAACAGGAGATTCAAGTAAATTAATTAAATACATAAGTAATGCACAAGTAACAGTTTCAGCAGTTGCAAAAAATAGTGCAACTATATCTAGTATTAAAGTGGTAAATGGCTCTAAAAGTGCTACAGGGTCTACAACATTCTCGGCAATAGATAGTGGAACATTTAATTTATCTTGTACTGATTCAAGAGGTTTAAGTGCTAGTAATACTGTAACAAAAACAATAGTAGATTATATACAGCCTGCAATTGTATCTGCAATATTTGAAAGACAGTCAACAACATCTGATAAAGTAAATGCAACTATTTCTGGTAAAGCATTTAGCGGTAGTTTTGGAGCTAAAACCAATACTTTTACACTACAATGGAGATTTAAAGAATCTACGGCATCATCTTATGGAGACTGGATTACATTAACAGCTACAAGAAGTGGAAACAATTTTAGTTTTTCAGGACAAGTAGGAACAGGATTTGATTTTCAAAAAGAATACAACATAGAAGTAAAAGTAAGTGACTATTTTAAGAGTAATAGTTTTACAATGACTCTTACAAGAGGATTGCCTATTATTGACATAGGGAAAAATGATGTAAATATAAATGGAAATATATACAGAAAAGGAGATCTTATTCCTATAAATTGCAAAAAAACAATAAATTTAAGTTCTCTTGACCAAAATACTTATTATCCCGTTATAGGCAATGGAATACCAAAAGGAGGTATGCATCACTTAAAACTCTCAGTACAATTAGATTCTGGTACAAAACCTTCATGGAGTACGCATAGTGCAGGATTTACGGCAAATTTAGATTTATTACAAGAAGCACATAACTGGGGAGTAACCGAAGGAAGAGGAATAGTTTTAGAGTACACTTATGGCTTTGTATCTTCTCAACCAGTAAGTTATCAGCAGTTAACCAATAGTGGTAGACCTGTTTTTTGGTGTAGAGGAGGAGGACAATATTATATATATACTGATTATGAAGAAACATGGACTATATATACTTCCAGTGTAACATTAACAAGCCAAACTGTAGCTCCTACAAGTAGTTTACCAACTTTAAATGTTCCTAAAAATACAATATACGGCAATTTGAATGGAACTATTATGAATGAAACATACATGAATAACAGAAAAATAATGGCATACAAAACTTTATATGATAATGCTAACGGAAGTAATGGCACAATTACTTTAAATGAATCAATTGAAAATTATAATTTTATTAGGATATATTATAGAAATAATGATTATTGGTATGGGTCAGTAGATATTGCTGATCCAAGAGGTAAAAAAATTGAGCTTCTAAGTTTTACTGATACAACAACAGTTGTATATTTAAAAACGAGTTATTATGTGGCACAAGGATCAACTTTAACATATCAATCTGGAAATGAAATAAAGTTAGGTTCAAGTTCGCCAACACACGCTACAGCTAATAATAACTATATAAGTAAAGTAATAGGATACTTATAAAAAAGGAGAAAAAAATGGCTTTAAAAAAAGAAATTGTTTTAGATAATGGAGTAACAACTAAATATCATAGAATAGTTAGTATTAATAATGTAACTAATGTATGTAGCATAATTGAAGTTGCTTCTTATACATCAGAAGAAAAAAGAGAAGAAGAAAAAAACGCAATTAAAAATAGTGAAGAAATGAATGTCTTTATTGATACAGCTTACATTAATAAAGAATACGAAGAAGATTTTACAATAGAACAAGCATATGATTATTTAAAGACACTTGATAAATTTAAGGATTCGGAGGATATGTAGATGGGAGAAATAAGCAATATAATAATCCTGATAGCATCATTAATAACTGCTGTAACAACGATTATCGTAGCAATACAGAAAATATTAAAAAAGACCTTTGAACCGATAAATAGGAAAATTGACAATATTGATTTAGGACAAGCAAGAAACTATTTAGTAGATTTCTTGGCAGATATAGAAAATGGAGAGAAAAAAGATGAATGTCAAATAGAAAGAGCATATGAATTGTATGACCATTATACAAAGGACTTGGGCGGTAATAGTTACATACATTCAAAGTGGGAAAAAACCATGAAAGAAAGGAAGGTGGATTAATATGTTGGATAAATTAGCTAAATTAATCAATGTAAAAAGTATAGTTACAATAGCATTAACAATAGTAGTGGCAATACTTACTCTAAAAGGGCAATTTGATATTAAGGAAATTTACTTAATGATAATTGCTTTTTATTTTGGAACACAAGTAGAAAAAAATAATAAGGAGGAATAATTATGAGTAATATTTCAAAAGTAATTGATATAGCACTTGCAGAAGTAGGATACTTAGAAAAAAAGACTAATAGTCAATTAGATAGTAAAACTGCTAATGCAGGATATGGAAACTATACCAAATATGCCAGAGATTTAGATAATATCTCTGGTTTTTATAATGGAAAGAAAAATGGATATGCTTGGTGTGATATATTTGTCGATTGGTGTTTTGTACAAGCATTTGGAACAGAAAAAGCATTAGAATTATTATGCCAACCAAAAAAATCAACTGGTGCTGGTTGTGAGTTCTCAATGAACTTTTACAGAAAAAAAGGTCACTTATATAGCTGTCCAAAAATAGGAGATCAAATATTTTTTCAAGAAAATGGAGAAATAAGTCATACTGGATTAGTCTATAAAGTTGATAGTTCAAGAGTTTATACTATTGAAGGAAATACATCATCAGCATCAGGTGTAGTTGCTAACGGCGGATGTGTTGCTAAAAAAAGTTATAGTTTAAATTCAAATTATATAGCTGGATATGGTAGACCTAATTATGAAGATAATTCAGATATAGATGATTCTGATACAAGTAACAAAATTGAAGAAGACGGTAAATGGGGAATTGAAACAACAAAAAAAGCTCAAGAAATTTTTGAAACAACAATAGATGGAAAAATATCAAACCAATATGCTATGTATAAAGAAAAAAATCCTGGACTTTTAGATTCTACTTTCGAATGGAAACAAAACCCAAATAATTATGGGTCAGAATTAATTAGAGCTATACAAAGAAAAGTTGGAGTAAAAGTAGATGGCTATATTGGACCAAATACAATAAGAGCAATGCAAAAATGGTTAGGAACTTATGTAGATGGTTATGTTTCTAATCCATCTGATATGGTAATAGCTTTTCAAAAATGGCTAAATAAAGCATAAGGATACTATTATAGTATCCTTTTATTTTTTTATAAGAAAGGAATAAAAAAATGGCAACATATAAAATAAAAAGTGGTGATACATTATCAGGAATAGCACAAAGGTATAATACAAGCGTTTCGACACTTATGGGATTAAATCCATATATAAAAAATGCAAATTTAATTTATGCAGGAAATAGTTTAAATTTACCAACAGCTAATAATACAACTAATAGTACATCTACAGTTACAACACCAACTGTTAGTAATACTGCAAATACAACCCCTAATATGAAAACAACTCAACAATTAGCAAATGAATATGCTAAACAACAAACAACAAATTCAAATAATGATACACAAGCATTATTAAGCCAATATGAAAAAATAGCAGAGCAACAAAAACAAGCATTAGATAATAAGCAACAATTAGCAACGAACCAAATTAATTCACAAAAAGACAATGTAATGCAAACATATAATGACAATGCAAGACAAGCTTATATTAACTCAATGTTAGGAAAGAAGAATGTAGAACAGCAATTATCTCAAGCAGGATTAAATACAAGTGGACTGTTAGGAAGTTCATATGCTAATGTAGAGAATGCATATGGTAATAATTTAGCAACATTACAAAATAATAGAGATAATTCTATCAATGATATTAACAAACAAATAAATGAAACTAATATGCAATATGAGATACAAAGAAATCAGCTATTATCTGACATAGAAAATTCAAAATTAGAATTACAAAAGTATGGAAATGAATTAGCATATCAAAAATATCAAGATGCCCTAAATAATTATATGAATTTTGCAAATTATGATTATCAAAAAACAGTAGATGATAGAAATTATAACTATCAAGTAGGCAGAGATAAAGTTGCAGATAGTCAATGGCAACAAGAGTTTGATCTTGCAAAAAAAAACTCTAGTAGATCGGGTAGTTCAAGGTCAAGTTCATCGAGCAGGTCAAGTTCATCTTCATCAAAATCTAGCTCTAATACAGGAAAATATAGTTTGAACAGTACCTCCTCAGGGAGTACGAATAACAAGAAAAATGAAACTCAAGAGATAACACTTAATGATATTTTAAAAAATCTTAAGAATGTGCCAGGTCCAGGTATAAGTAAACCTATTTATGATAGTTATTCAGGAAAATATTTTGGAACATTGGACGAAGTTATGAATTATTGGAAAAAACAATCTTAGGAGGTAAACATGGCTATAAAATATAGATTGTCGGATAAAGAAAAGGAAAAAGCTGATAATATTCTACAACAAAGAGAAAAAGAAAAAGAGAGAGAAAATGAAATAAACAATGAAATTAAGAATAAAATAAATTCTGTACAAGAGGTATTACCAACAGCTAAAAAGAGTTCGATAAGGAAGACAGATAATCCTTCTTACAGACAAAATCGCAACGTTATATTACCAAAAGTAAATATAGCGACAAGTGAAATGGTGAAGAATGCAAAAAGTATATCTAGACAAGAAATAAGAGCCAAAGATGAAGCGGAAAATATCAATCAGAGTGTATCAAGAGGAGGATACAATGCTGTAAATACTGCTATTTCTAATACATTAGATAGCTTTAGAAATGGTGTTCAAAGAGGATCTGCAGGATTAGCAAATGCAGTTTTGTTACCGATTGCAACACAATTACAACATTACAGTAATATCGGAAAAAGAATGGGACTGTTTGGAAAAGATTCAGAGAACGTATTGGAAAAAGCATATAATAAGATTTTAGATGATTCGGATTATATAAGTCAGAAAGCAAGTTATAGAGACAATGTAAATGCAAATGTAAATGACAATGGAGTTAGAACTGCTGGTAATGTGGCAAGTAGTATTGGAAATATGTTACCATCAATTGTTTCCAATATAGCTATTCCTGGCTCAGGGCTACTAGTAACTGGTGTAAGTGCAGGAGGAAACGCAGCACAAGAAACTGTAAATGAAGATAGAAATAATTTAATTCAATCTGTTGCAACAGGCATTCTAAAAGGTGGAATAGAAGCTGGTACAGAGAAAATAACTGGAGGTAATATAGTTTCAAAAGGTAGTTTAGATGATATTGTTGGAAAAACAATAGCTAGTAAAGTAAAAACAAATATAGGAAAGAAAATAGCAAATAAATCATATCAATTTGCAGGGGAAATGCTAGAAGAACAGATATCAGACAATGCTGGGTATATAGTTGACAAGATAATAGATAATAAAGATTTGCCAAGCCTTGAAGAATGGTGGAATAATGCGGGAGAAACTAATAAAATGACTTTCTTAACTACTTTGGCACTTAATTTAGCAGGATTAGGAGGAAGTTCTAAGATAACTAATGAAGAAGTATCACCAGATATACAACAATTAGTAGATGCAACAATAAAAAAAGCACAAAGTGACCCAGAAATGCAAACAAAAATACAAAGTACTATTAATAATGTACAAAATAATACTCAAAATATTCAACAAAATCAAGTAAATAATCAAAGAAATTTACCAGAACAACAAATTACTCAAATAGAAAATAATGTGGCTCAAAATCAAAATATGGAGCAAATAGATACTGAGAACGTAAAACCACAACTAGACAATATATTAAACAATAAAGAACTTCCAATGCAAAGTTATATATATGAAAAAAGCACCAATGAAAAAATTAATAATCTAAGGGAAGATGCAAGTAAATATTTTAATAATTCTGAAAAAGCTCATAATTATATGAAAATGCTTGAAAAGATAATAGAAGATAAAGATATAAATATACGACTTGACGCAAATCTAAAGACAGCAGATGGAAGAGTTGCTAATGGTTCATATTCAAATGGCTCAATAACAATAAATCCTAATTCAACAAGAACAGGAGAATTTATTGCTGTACATGAATTAACACATGCAATTGGAACAAAAGAAATGCTAAACATGGTAGAAAATTATAGAAAAAGTAATGTAGAGTTTGATAACTCTGTAAAAGAATTATTAAATAACTATACTTCTACAGAAATAACAGAAGAAGCATTGTCAGACATATCTGCCCAGTTATTTGGAACACAAGAATTTATTAATAATGTAGCAGAAAGTAATCCTAATATATTCAAAAAAATATATAATGAAATAAAATATTTATGGCATCAATTTAAAGGATATAAGAATCAAGATCAATTTGTAAACGATTTGTATTATAAATGGACGCAGGCTTATAATAGTAATAATAAATTAAATACGCAAAATAGTTATGCGATAGAAACAAATGATAAAGGATATAAATATGTAAGAGCAGATAGACAAGTTATTTCAGGAAATAATCCGGAGGTTTGGAAAAAGCAAGCTAAAAATTATATAGATGAAAAAATACGAAACAATAAAGATGTAAAAGTTTATGCTCAAGATGGGACAGAATTAACTATAACTAGAAATACATCGGGAAAAGCAACTTTCAGAAATGAAGTTAGACAAGCAGATGGAACTATAAGAAAGTTAACAGACGAAGAATTTGCAAGTAAATTAAGAGCAGAAACACATATAGATGAATTAGGAAAAATTTCAACACATAAGAATGGACCAGTAGCAGACACCAAAAATCACGATTTTGCTAAAGATGGATTTACATATAGAAACGCATATTTTGAAGATATTGATGGACAATATTATAAAATAACAATGTCAGTAGGTAAAAACGGAGATATAAATACTATATATAATGTTGGAAAAATGCAACAAGCACAAAAAAATAGAAGTAACTCTACAAATAGAGGGTTCAAAGACCCGAACGGTAATAATACCGCAAGTAGTAGAATTTCTTCTATTAATAGTATAACAAATTCAAACGAAGATGTCAACACTACTACGAAATATTCTATTCAAGAATCTGAAAATAATTCAGGTTCTTTTTCTATGCAGGACAAAAGATTTGATGTAACAGGAAATGAGAATTTAGATAATGCAAGTACTTTGTTTTTTAGAACAAGAGAGGATGGGGTGTATTATGTACAAGCAGTAAACAATTCAGGGAAAATAACTTATGATGGTTCATTTATTGATAAGCATTCGCTAGAAAAATCATTAGGAACGGATATTGCTGAATATATAGTTAATAACAGTGAGACAACAAACAACGAAATATATCTAGAATCAAGCAAAGTGGAAAACAAAACGGATTATATGATGACTCATCGACCATCAGAAGAATATGGAAATGGTTCTAATTTTGAAAGAAATATGGATGGGGTTTTCGAACATCCAGAATGGTATATTAATATGAGAGAAGATTATAATATTGAATCTCTCAATGCTTTGAAAAAAGTTAGAAAAAAACCTGATGCAGAGATTATGATATATAGAGCAACGCCAGGAAATGAAATAAATTTTGGAGATTGGGTTACTCCATCAAAAAAATATGCAGAATTACATAACAATTCACAGTTAGACGGAAAAGGTAATATATTAAAACTTAAAGTAAAAGCAAAGGATATTTTATGGGGTGGAGATGATATAAATGAATTTGGTTATTTTCCAGATAATAATAAGTATTCTCAAAACAACAAAAACTGGCAATCATATTTAGAGGATAATTATAAATCAAATGGAACTAAAACCAATTTACAAGACATAAAACAAGTTGCTCCAAGTATGGCAAATAATAAGTTATCTAAAGCATCAGATACAAAAAATGAAGATATACCTGATACTAGAGAATATCTTACAGAAAAAAGGACAAAAGATAAGGTAAGTTTTAGTGAAATAAAAGATACATTAGCACAAAGATTAGTAAATAAAGGACACTATATTGATAAACTAGCTGAAAAGATGGGAAATAATGAACTTAAATACAAATATGATAGAACTATGAACTCATTTAATGAAGCTCAAATATCCATAGGAGAGCATCAAGTAGACAGCAATGGAAAAGTTGTTGGAAAATCTCTTTTAGAAATATTCCAACCTGCAAAAGATATGAATTTAAAGACTGAATTTGAAGATTATCTAGCAAACAAACATAATATTTCGAGAGATGTTGTTGGAAAGAATATTTATGGAGGAGAGGTAACAGCTCCACAATCATTAGAAATTGTAAAGAAATATGAAGAATCTCATCCAGAATTTAAACAATGGTCAGAAGAGGTAAGTAAGTATAACGATAATAATCTGAGAGATCTAGTTAACAGTGGAATGGTCTCTGAAAATTTATACAATAATTTAAAAGAAATGTATGGAGATTATGTACCAATTTACCGAGATATAGTTTCAAATATACAAGAGTATAGTGACGATAAAGTAGGAGGCAATACATTAAAAAGAGCAACTAAAAGTGGTAAAGAAATCTTGTCTATTGAAGAATCTATGGCAGAACAGACATTGTCTATAAAAAAAGCAATAAGAATAAATGAAGTAGGAGTTGAATTAGCAAAAACATTAGGAAAAGATTCAGTTATTCTCGATAACATAAATTTTGACCCAATAGCAATAGAAACATTAGGAGGAGATGTAATATCTAAAGCAGAAGATGGTACAAACATATTTACAATTTTTCAAAATGGAGAAATGTCACATTTCAAAATAAGTGATGAAATATACAGTGCATTTGCAAAGAACACAATAGAAAATAAAATTAACAATTCTAAAGTTGCAAAAACCCTATTAACTCCTGTAGAAAAATTATCAAAGGTTCAAAGAAACTTACTAACAACATATAGTGTAGGGTTTGCATTAAATAATCCTATAAAAGATATTCAAGATGCAGTATTTAATACTAAATATAGTACAGCAACATTTAGCAAAAACTATATAAAAGCTTTATATAATTTAGGAACTAATGGAGAATGGGCTCAATCATATATGAACAATGGCGGTAATGCTAACACATATTTTGATTATTCAAAAGGATTACTTCCTACGAAACAAAATGTTGTAAAAAAAGTTGCTAACAAAATTCTACAGGTAAATGAAGTTCTAGAACAAGCTCCTAGACTTGCAGAGTATATCTCAACAATTGAAAATGGTGGCACAATAAATGAAGCTTTATATAATGCTGCAGATATTACAACAAACTTTAAACGAGGTGGAGATATAACTAAAGCTGTAAATAAATATGGAGTCAATTTCTTAAATGCATCTGTACAAGGTTTAGATAAAGTATATAGAAATATTACTGGAAAAAATGGAGTAAAAGGCTATGCTAATTTGCTAGTTAAAGCTACAATGTTTCAAATCGCCCCTGCAATTTTGAATGGATTAATTTTAGGGGATGATGACGATTATGATAAATTACCTGAATACACAAAGGATAATTACTTTTTAATTAAGATGTCGGATGATCGTTTCTTTAGGATACCAAAAGGAAGAGTGTCAAGTGTTGTTGGTGGAATAGCAAGAAGAGCTTTAGAAAAAGTACAAGGAAAAGAAGTTGATTGGAGTTCAATTGTTGACACAACAGTAAATCAATTAGCACCAAATAATCCATTAACTGATAACATAGTGGCTCCAATAATACAGGCTAAAAATAATAAGACTTGGTATGGTGGAGACTTAGTAAGCAGTAGATTAAAAAAATTACCAGAAGCAGAACAATATGATGAAAGCACAGATTCATTAAGCAAATTCATAGGAGAAAAGTTAAATATAAGTCCAAAAAAAATAAACTATGTATTAGATCAATATTCTGGAGGTATTGGAGATGTTATATTGCCAATGATGACACCACAAGCCGAGAATAATATTATAGAAGATAAGTTTACAACTGATTCAGTAATGAAAAACAAAAATGTAAGTAAGTATTATTCTACATTAGAGGAATTAGAAAAAAAGAAAAACTCTGCAAATGCTACAGAAGAAGATAAGTTGAAATATAAATATATGTATGATGCAACAGAAGATTTAAGTGGTTTATATAAGCAAAAAAGAGAAATTCAAAATTCTGATATAAATGATAATGAAAAGAAAACAAAAGTGAGAGAAATTCAAAAACAAATTAATAATATTGTTGAAGAAAAGCTGAATGGATTGAATAGTCTATCTGCAAATGGTGCAACAGGAAAAGTAGGGGATAGTGAATATTATCAATCAGACGGAAAATGGACATCGCTATCTGAAAAAGATGAAGAAAAAAATGCAAATATTTCTCTAGAAACATATGCTAATTATAAGAACACAGTAAAACAATTAACAAATAAAAAAAGACAAAACGGAGAATTAAAGGACACAGAACAATTAAAAGATAAAGATAAAATACAAATATTGCTTAACTCAAAATATTCAGATAAAGAGAAAAGTGCTATCTATGAGGAATACATATTAAATCTTAACAATTCTACATATAATGTAATGAAAAGTGCAGGAATTAACATAAACGAATGGCTAAAATACAGTAAACAGGAATTTACATCAGACAAAAAAGATGATGGAACAGTAAATGGAAGTACTGTAAGTGGAAGCAAAAAGAAAAAAGTATATGCTTATATAGAAAATATGAATATAACATATAGTCAAAAATTATTACTTAAAGGTATGCAATATTCTTTGACTGATAGTGAAAAAAATAAATTAGCTAACTATGTCAGAAATTTAAACACATCAAATTCAAATAAACTAGAAATATATAGTAAATTAAAAGGATTTACTGTATATAAAGATGGTACTTTTGATTATTAAAAGGAGTAGAATTTTCTTACTCCTTTTAACTATTATTTTATATAAATGGTATATTGTCTTTTGTAAAAAATATTAATACTAAAAAGATTAGTATATAATTTGTTAAAAACATATAAGATAACATGCTTGAATATGCTCCTGGCAATTCCTTTCCTTTAATATGATATAGTCCATAAGTAATTAGAAGTGATAGAAATGTCCATATAATACTTGGTACAAATGCCAGTAATAATCTAGATAAAATATCTTGGATAATTGAAATCATTTTTTGCTCCTTTTTATATAATACTATATTGTAAGGAATACATAAGTCTATTCTAAATATAAAGATAAGTCCGATTCATAAATTTGATATATCAGCACTATTTTCCTTTTAAATTCTTTTAATTTATAAAAATATCTTCTCGCTTTTTAAAATATATATAATTTGGAATAAACCAAATAACAAATGTTATAAATGTGATTACTATGTAAGTTAATACATTAAAAGAATTAATGCAATTACCTATTATAGATAGACATTCGACAAGTAATAATATAATGATACATGTCATAGTATTTTTCACTCTTTTGTGTAGCATGTAAAATGAGAGTACAAGTAGAATTATTAATGCTATATTAATAAAAAATATGCCTAATTCAATTTTATTATAAACAAAAGAAGAGTAATTGTAAGTAAATAATGTATAAGTATTAAGAACTATCCCAAGAGGTAATCTAAAATATGTAAAAAAATTATACCAATTCATAGGCAATATATTATTTCTTTCTGAAACCACTTTATCGGAAGAAATATTCATTTGTTTATTAATTTCTAAAAAGTTTTTATTTATCTTTATACCACAGTTACTACAAAATTTATCTGATTCGAATAATTTATTTCCACATTCCCTACAATACATATAATCACTCCTTTGATTTTTATAAATATAGTATACTATCATAATCATAAAAAAGTTGTCGAAAATTGTAAAAAAGTATAAAATTTTAGAGGTAGACTGAAAAATCTACCTCTTTTTTACTATCTATTTAAAACAGATAATAGCTTTACTTCCATCGTGATAATGAAATATGCCAATTTTATATTTAGCACAAAACTGACAATATTGTATGTAAGAAGCAAATGTGATTTTCATTCTTTTTAGTTTTCTATCCCTGCTGTCGAAAAGTAAAATTTTTTCACTCATAAAAATCCCCCCTTTTTTATCATCTTACCAATACAGTGATATTTTCTCGTAAAAAAATATATAAAATACAAGAAATTCAAACATCAAACTATATTACCTTAAAAAATAAATGGCTTAAAATCGATTGTAGAGCTTCGATTTTTGGGCGATTTGTGGCATAAAATGACTTAAATTCGTTGACTTTACTAAAGAAAGATGTTACGATTATGTTACAAATAAATAATTAATTTAAATCATTTTTGATGGGGTTTGTGTTAGAGGCACAAACTTCACCTTTTTAAAAATATACATAAATTGGAAGAAATGTCGAATTTTGTCGAAAACTTTTTGTTGACAATTAATATTTATATGATAACATATACTCAATAAAGTATTTACAACTTGATATTATGTAAATAATATGCTATAATTAAAAAAATGCAAATTATATTAAACAAAAAGTTGAAAATTTTAAAAAATATTTGACTTAAATAAATGTATTAATATAATTACACAGAAAATATAAAATGTAGTATATTTTCTGAAAAAAAGCATACAATATGAAAGGTTATTTAAGGTTAGAAAGTGGCAGCTAACACGCCAGAGATGGTCTGAAAAGAGATGTAGGGTACGCCGTCCTGCTAAATAACCAAGCAATATAGAAGAGATACTATTTCTAGTATCTCTTTTATATTTTTTTTATTTGATTTGATGCAATTCCATTATTTAATTTTGCATCACTAATTGGATATATACTTCTTAAAAATAAATCTCCACTTGATTTTAATCTTACAGCAACTAAAGTTAAATCGTCTAATCTTTTTATGTACTCAATTCCATTATTTTTTTCGTTATAGCCTACATATTCAGGATTGCTTATTATTTGTGGTATTAATTCCATACTTTTATAATATGAAAGTTCATCCTTAAAATCTGTTTTATGTTTTTCGCAATGAGGAATCCTATCAAAGGCGAATTTTATATTACGTGGTTTTTCTTGTAAATTTAATAAATCAATGATATCTTGACTTAATTCTCCTATTTTTAATATTTGTTTGTCTATTTCCATTCGTTTTATATCTAATCTATCCATTAATTTAATTCCTCTTTCTTAATAAAAAACAATATACCATATTTTACTTATATTGACAATATGTTTATATAAAAAGTATATATTTTTTCCAACTAATTCCAAATTTCGACAAACAAAAAAATCAGAAACAGAAAAACAGCTAAGAACTAGCTGTTTTTTATTACGCCGTTTATGTTCAAAAGTAAATCTATTAACTGACTGATCTCAAGAACTTCTTTGTTGTCTAACCCGTATTTATTAATACATTTATGCATCTCTTTTCGTAACTCCTCAATATCTAACTCACTATAAAATAATGTCTTAATATTTACATCAAGAGCCTTAGCAATTTTCTCTAATACTTGTGTGGTTGGATTATTGGCAATATTATTTTCTAAATTTCTTAAATAAGTTCGTGATAAATTAGTGGTTTTACTTAATTGGTATAGAGTTATATTTTTATTTAATCTTATATTTTTTATATTAAAAATTAGCATATATAATTACCTCATCATTAGTATGCTAATATTGTAATAAAAATATGCGGTAAAAGCTACATGGAACTCCCAGAGCCATATTCGTGTCGAATTGTGGCACACGATTTTCCTTTACTTTTGTCGAATTTTGTAATATGATCATAAAAAAGAAAAGATAGTCCAGCTGGAACTGAAACTATCTTTATGAGTGTATATTACAAACGACATATACAAATATAATATACACTCTAGTTTAAAATTTGTCAAATAACTTGGGGGTATATTTATGGAAAAAGAGAATATAATTATTAATGAACAAAGTTATCAACAATTTAAGAAAGATATGTGCAAAACTAATGATTATTTTACATTAGAAGAATGGAAAATATTAGTAGAAAAAATTAACACTTTTTTAACACTTCAGTTTGAAATTAAATAG